GCATGAATGTTTGTCACATTCATGCATATTTATTGTTTCTAGGAGGCGCTTTTGCGCCTCTAGGACGGGTAACCGTCTGTATCTCTGTGTAAATCATTATTTCAGTCATAACTATAGGGCCTGAAAAATGGCACCAGGAAGACCTTGATTGAGAAGATGTCACATGAACTCCACGATAACTAAACGGACCACTGTACATAACTAGAGGGCCTTGATGGTACCAGGAAGACTTTGTGCAGGAGAGTAGCGAGGAAGACTTTCGTAGGAGTTGGGATATTAAGATTCTATTGGATCTAGTTACCAAACAACCCTAACGACTAAACCCCCCCCCCTATATATGTTTAATAAAAACAAATAAAAATCACTGACCGCAATGTCGATAAACTAATAATAGACTGCGATGTCTATAAACTAGCGTACTATTTTGTTACTACAGCGTTTTTATACGTAGTAACCAAAAATACTCTATTCTTATGTTTCAGCAATTAGTTGCGAGCCGTAGAAATCGAACCTTGATGAATTACGATGGGATATTTTATGATCCGCGTTAGCAAGTTACCATTTTGATAGTATCATATGGAACCACTGCGTTACGAAGTATAATCAAGACAATCGATCATCCGCTCAATGCGAAATGAAGAAATTTGAATTTCAGCTCTGTGACAGACAATTTCTTGGAAGTATTTGTTTTGTCATATCTGCCAGTGTGAGAGACTTTGGTCTCACAGCACGTCTAGAGAGATATAAATTTTGGGCTAATACCCCCTTTCCCTTTAACCAAACTCGTTTTAGAGAAGTAAGGATGACCTTAACTAACTCATCAGATGTTACCGGACCGACCGGGAGTAATAAAAGGAATTTATGGACTTTAAAAGTTGGATAACTGTCCACCAACACAAAAGATGATTGTATACAATCACATGTCATTGATTATGTCGGCCAAACAGATGTTAACACCGACAGTCGAACTTCCACAAACCTTTGATAGCGAGCACAAACAACTTTTGCTCACGAACAACAATCCACTTGTATACATTTACAGAGTGCGAAAGTTGGAGAAGAAATATTTCACCAAAGCGAAGAACAACAAGACTCCTTTGGTGAAGAAGTCAATTTTTTCCACAATGCCCCGCTTAACATCGCGGAAGGTATATTGTGGAGCACCATTTTTCAACATGTTCATTACCACGTTAAATGTCAAATCATGCGTCCAGGTAGAGCATGGAGAAACTTTAGGTGATGTTTGCTACCGTTACAATATCCCAGTAGACAATGTCTGGGCAACGTGCAACACGAAACCTATCAATTTTGATGTCCCATTGCACGAATATTGCATTGGTGAGAATGCGTTCATTAATTTGCATGAACGCTTACAAGGTGGCTCAGAAAACCACCCGTACCGCTTGTATACGCACGTATTTGAATGCGAAAAACAAGTATTGAATGAAGATTTCTCCCTTCAAGGAGAGTTTTCCAAAGCACAGAACGCTATTATCGATAGCATTATGAATGCGTTAGTCACGATGAAGAATTCATATTTGACTGACAAAACTGAAATCTTGGACTCCCTGGAGAATTTTTTCCAGGTGGTCTATTGGTTTCAGAAGTGTGACTCCATGCGTGATTACACTGTTATGCTTGCTTTAGCCCACAAATTGATGTTGGGCACAAGTATCAATTCGCAGTTATTGCACATTTTTGGCATCACGTCTGAATTGCAAGGTGAGTTTACAGAATACATCAAGCAACTGCGAGACTTATACACCACAACTTATGGTATGATAGGGAAAGACTCCCTCTTGTCCAAGGTGCGTAAGGTGTACACGTACCTATTGGTGTGTGGTATTCTACGCCCTTTGGGTTTGGCACTATCAGAAGAAGATTTTCTCAAGATGGAATCGAGACTCAAATACGAGTATTCAGATCACACAAGTATGGTATTTGTCATGTTTGACACAGCTTTGACTATTTGTGAGCGTGTTGACGCTTACTTATTGACTGGAGACGCACGTGCTCTGATTCACAATGATCTGGTATATGCGAAGTGGGCTAAAGAAGCCGATCGCATACTGGGCCTTGGACCATTTACATCCAATTTGGGTGCTCATGGTACCACTTATTTCGCATTTATCGCGGATTTGGCCAATGCCATTGAAACGGGTGAAGCCATTTGTGGTTACACCCGCGCACACAGTGGAACGGAAGGTGTGTACATGCGAAGAAAGCTGGATAGCTTGCGTATGCTAAAGAATGTTGAAGTGACACGTAGATCCGCACAAAAGGAGCGTAAAGCGCCGTTTGGTGTGTTGATCCATGGTGGGTCGAGTGTCGCCAAATCGACCTTTTCGAAGATGCTGTTCTATTACTATGGGAAGCTACACAAGCTCAAGGTTGACGACCACTTCCGATATGTTCGTTCACCGACCGAGGAGTACTGGAGTAATTTTGATTCCAGCAAATGGTGCATCCATCTGGATGATATTGCTTTTATGCTGCCAGCTAAGAGTTCGGAAATTGATCCGACAATGAAGGAAATGCTGAATGTTATCAACAATGTGCCATATGTGCCTTCACAAGCCGCACTGGAAGATAAGGGTAAAACACCTGTTCTTGCAGATTTGGTCACAGCTACGACAAACGTGGCACATTTGAATGCACAAGAATACTTCTATTGTCCCCTGGCTGTGCGACGGCGATTGCCTTTCGTTGTCAATATTCAACCCAAAGAAGAGTATTTGGCAGCCAACAACCAATTTATCAATCCGGCAAGTTTGCCTGAGATAAGCACAGCCTATCCTGATTACTGGATCATCACATTGCAAAAAGTGGTGCCAATTAAATATCAGGGTAGAGACTCTGCAAAATTGGAAACAATTGCAGTATACACAGATGTGCGGGAATTCCTCAAAGCTTTTGGCAAAGCATCAGTTGAACACTTGCTTACCCAAGAGAAAGCATTGAAATGTGATTCCGGCATGCGAGAGATCGATGTTTGCCGTGAATGTTATGCCATTACCCCTGATTGTACCTGTAAGAAAGCGTGTCAATTATGTTTCAAAACGGAATGTACTTGCACGCAAGGAAATGTTATGGTCTTTTGGGCATATTTCAGCACTTGGCTATCTCACATGTTTACGCAAATTTGCGGGAACTTGTTATCAACTTGGATTTTCATCTATGGTTCGCGTTTTTACGCGATTCGAGCCATCATGATGTATCTGACCAGATTCCTCAACGCAAGTTATGAGCTGCGAATTGCTGGACTCATTAACTCACAACGCAACTATACTCTGAAAATCACAGTTGGTAAAGTTGTTGCCATTGGAAAAGTTTTGGCTTCAATTTTCGTTGCGTACAAATTGTACGAGAAGGTGAAACCCAAGAGCAAGCCTGAAGAGGAATATGATGAACAAGGAAATGTTTTCGGATCAACAGAAGCACAGCTCGCCAAGGAGGAATCACAAAACGTTTGGTATAATCCTACAATTGAGATGTGTCGATTTGATATTCCACTTGCCTCCCAAAGTGTGGCTAGTGCTGATGCGAGTCAGATACGGAACATGTTTGCCGCTAATTGTGTGCACTTGACGATCACTGGTTGTAAGAGTGGTGTTAGTGTACGCACGCGAGGCACGTTCATTAAATCTCAGTGGTTGCTATTGAACAAGCATATTGTTGATTGGACGAAAGATACACGTATTCGCATTGATATTGTCACTAATCCCACAGTGGATGGTGTTACACCAAATATCTCGTTCTATCACAATGTGAGTGAGTTCAAGTTTCGTGAACGAAATGATATGGCACTCATTGAAGTGCGTGGTTATCCACCTATGAAGAATCTCATGAAATATTGGGCTACACAAGCTGTCACTGCGACACAAATTGTGAGTCTGCGTCGTGAAACCGACGGTACGGTGTCAAAAATTGATATGTTCAATGGAAGTTTCTCAGAGCATTTCCCAGTGACCACTTTGAATCGCGAGATGTCAGTGTACTTTGCTAAGTCGTCCGTGCCCACCAAGGTAGGAGATTGCGGATCACTTGCAATTGCTAAGACCCCAATGGGACCGGTTATTATTGGTCAGCACATGCTGGGGCATGAGACTACAGCTGGTTTTCCACAGATTATTGCCTCGGACCTTGAAGAGATGATGTCCCGAAGTGGTTCCGATGTTTGCGCGGGAACACCACCAACCATGAGTTTGAATGGTGATGTTGAATTGCAACCGCCGCACCACCGATCGCTATTGCGGTATTTGGAGACAGGCGTGGCTCGTGTTTATGGTAGTTTGCCTGGTTTTCGAGCCAAGCCCAAGAGTCGAGTGTGCGCCACACCCTTGCAAGAGGAAATGTGTGATCACTTCAATACAAAAGTGGAATTTGGTCCACCGGTCATGACTGGTTGGGCCCCATGGAAGAAGAATGTTGTTGAGATGATGAAACCGTACAACGATATTGATAATGATTTGCTCGCAAGTTGTGTTGACAGCTTCACGAAAGACATTTTGTCAGAATTGGGAGAAAAGCACGATGAATCGTGGAAACGAGAATTGGTTTTCCTATCTGACCGAGCTTCCGTGAATGGATTGCCTGGTGTGAAGTATGTTGATAAGATGAATACAAATACTTCAATGGGATTTCCGTGGGCAACCACGAAGAAACGTCACTTGATTGCTGACGTGACGCTAGAATATCCTGAGGGAGTCACTTTCACTGATGAGATTTGGGAGCGAGTCCGAGACATTGAAGCAACTTATGAGCGTGGTGAACGACACTATCCCGTTTTTACGGGACACCTCAAAGATGAACCCACTGCTCAAGCTAAGATTGAAGCACAAAAGACGCGCGTTTTCACAGGCGCTCCCGTTGATTGGAGCATCGTTGTGCGTTCGCGTTTGTTGTCATTTGTGCGATTGTTGCAAAAGAACAAATTTATCTTTGAAGCAGGACCAGGTACTGTTTGTCAGTCCATTGAGTGGACGACAATTCACGAGTATTTGACGGCATTCGGTGCTGATCGCATTGTTGCTGGAGATTACGGCAAGTTTGATAAGCGCATGTTAGCACAGTTCGTGCTCGCCGCTTTTGAAATTATTGAGAACATTTACCGAGAAGCCGGTTTCAGTCCAGAAGAATGCAGACAGATCCGCTGCATCGCTATGGATACTGCTTTCCCTGTGATCAACATGAATGGTGACATTATTGAGTTTTACGGTACAAATCCGTCGGGACATCCCCTGACGGTTATCGTTAATTCGATTGTGAACAGCTTGTACATGCGATATGCGTATGCAATGGCCAATCCAAAGGGCCGATCGTGTGACGATTTCAAGCAGTGTGTTCACTTGTTCACATATGGTGATGACAATATCATGGGAGTGAGTGAAAAAGTACCATGGTTCAATCACTGTGAAATTCAAAAGCAGATGCAACTCATTGGAGTTGAATACACAATGGCAGACAAAGAATCAGAGTCTGTTCCGTACATTCACCTCCAACAAACCTCTTTCCTCAAGCGCGCTTGGCGCTGGGAGGAGGATCTACAAGCGTATGTTTGTCCCCTTGAAGAAAAATCATTGCACAAGTCACTCACAACGTGGGTGCCATCAAAGACCATCGACAAGCATATGCAAATGGTTGCTGTCATCAGCAGCGCCAATTCGGAATATTTCTTCCACGGAAAAGAAATCTTCCACAAGCATCACGAGTTTTTCAAAACCGTGCTGCAGCTCGAGCCATACAAGTTCTATGTAGAACAAGGAACTCTTCCTGATTGGGATGCTCTCTGTGAGAGATTTAGGAAGGCGTCGGGTGGGCTCGAATAGTTCCCGATCACCGTATATGTATTTGGCGGTTCATATATGAGTTATTACAGTCATGCAACAAAGAAAATATTAAGGAAAATAAAAATGTTGTCGCAATCACTAAAAGTATTGCGCCTATATGCACGTCTACAAGCGCGTGTGTATGGAGTATGCCGACTTGTTTTCATCTGCAGGGTGATGTTGTTCCGTCGAACACGACAGAAGGAACAGTCACCTTTCAGGAGGAATCATCAGGAGACATGATCATGGCATCCAATGCCGATGCATCTGTCGCTCTGGCTGATTCAACACCGGATTTGCAGTTGGGCTCCTTTCTGGGTCGACCTATCACGATCGACACTTTCAGTTGGAACACCACAGATCCGGTTGGGGTAACTAGAGAGATTACTCCTTGGAGTTTGTTCATGAATACAACGAGTGTGAAGAATAAATTAAACAATTATGCGTTCTTTCGAGGAAAACTTCACATCAAGGTTGTCATCAATGCCACACCATTTCAATATGGTCTGATGAAAACTGCGTACACACCTTTGCAAGGGCTTGTCCCCAATCGTGTGCGAACAACTACCACAGATACCGTGTTGCGTATACCATACTCGCAACAGCCCGGTTTCTACATTTCGCCTCAAACCAATGAGGGAGGTGAAATGGAGTGCCCATTTCTTTATCATAAGAATTGGTTAAACATTACTTCTCTCACAGACGTAGAAGCAATGGGCACACTGCGATATGTAACATTTGCCCCGTTGGCAGTTGCTATCGCGACAGCACCTCTAAGCATAACAGTTAAGACGATCGCATGGTTGTCAGATGTTGAACTTATGGGTGCCACCTCAAGTCTTGCCTTACAGGGCGATGAATATGGTAAGATTAGCATATCAAAGCCGGCCACTTCAGTGGCTAGCATTGCTGGTATGTTGACTAAAGTACCTGTCCTCGGACCCTTTGCGCGAGCTACTCAAATTGGTGCAACAGCTGTAGCTTCTATAGCTTCCATTTTTGGGTACACAAATCCACCTGTCATTTCCAATGTGGAGCCACGATATGTCATGTCAGCTCCTCATTTGGCAACAGCTGAAATCTCAGTTCCTTATCAGAAACTAGCTTATGATCCCAAGACCGAACTGTCAATCGATTCAGCCCCATTTGGTGGTCCAAAAGAAGACGAATTATCCATCAATTATCTTAAAAAGAAAGAATCTTACTTTGGATCCACCACATGGTCCACAAGCAATGCAGATGCGTTGCAGCTCTTCAATGCTCGTATCACACCAACATTGAAGGACTCGGTGCCAATTTTGACATCGGGTGCTCCCTTCACCACGGTTGGTTACCGACATTACAATACGCCGCTATCACACTTATCATATATGTTTCACAATTGGCGTGGAACTTTGAAAATCAGGATGCGTGTTGTGTGTTCGAAATACCACAAGGGTCGTTTGAAGGTCTCGTGGGACCCTGCTGCAGATGTCACTGCCACGAACCCTGATCTGAATGTGTGTTACAATCAGATTATTGATATTGGTGAAACTCAGGATGTAACTTTCGAGATTCCTTACCATCAAGCCAAAGCATGGGCAGAAACTGATATTCAAGGATCAGTAGATGGTTGGACTTCAGGAGCAACTAATACACCTAGTTTGAGTACCGACAACGGTGTTCTCTCGGTGCGAGTGTACAATACACTCGAAGCTCCAAGCGCCACATCAGTCACTCTCTTGTTTTATGTGAGTGCAGGCGATGATTTCGAATTTAATAATCCGAAGGGAGGTATCACAGCTGGTGGAAACTTGTTCGTTCCATCATTCTTTGCTCTGCAAGGTGATACTTCTGAGCATGTGGTTGGTGAAAAAGCAGCCGCATCAGACAATCGTTATCACCTCAATTATGGTGAGAGCATCATGTCGTTGCGGAAACTGCTTCATCGATCATCAGTTGTGGACACGGTACCACTGCCCAATGGCGTTGGCAGTGCTACTAACATATACAGGAAGGGGATCTTTCGTATTCCCTATACACCTGGATTTGTACCAATCAGTTGGCCCACTACCGCAAATAAAGTAGTAGATAATATTCTTGGTGGGTCAGCCAACTTTGCCTTCAATACAATGCACCCGATTCCTTTCGTGGCAAGCATGTTTGTAGGCACCCGCGGTGGTGTTAATTACACCTTAACAGTCAATAGCCCCAAGGTTGTTCCTGATGACATTCGAGTTGTCAGAATCGACGATACAGGGGGACTGACCGCATCCAATCGGGTAGTAACATTGAACGCTTCCGTTTTGGGAACTGCTACGTTATCAACGAAGTGCTCCCGGCTCGGCGCGTACTACTATACCCGCGATGGCACTGCAGGAATGGTGCTGACGTCGGCGCGTGCGGCGCCATCAGTTCAATTCTGCATTCCCGATTACAATGCTTGCAACTTCACGTTGGTCAATCCGACTTCGTGGGTCGAAGGCAGTACCATTGATGATACCAGTACACAGGGAGCGCTAGTTTCGCTAAATATTGCGAATACTACCGCCACAGATGAAATTGGTTACTCTACTGTTATCACCAATGCGGGAACCGGTGTGGATTTCACATGCTTCTACTTTCTATGTTGTCCAACAATTGACAACATGATTGGAGACGCCACGCCATCATAAAAAACTCAACGTTGTAGTCGTTGAGTCCTCTTTAATTAGAGGTTTTACTCCAGAATACCTGGGGCTGTAAACCACCAAGAGTTTTGTACTCGGGGCGCAGCCCTGGGGAAATTTTGCTCGGATGGAATTACAACCTTTTACGTATTTTGG